TCAGGCCAAGGTTGAAAACACGACTGCCGACACCGAGAAGAAAAAGGCAGAGACAAAAGAAACGTTGGCTGGTATACAACTAGACAACGCGGAGCAGGCGCTAAAGGCAGCTGAGGCGACCCGCAAAGTAATTTCCGACGCAAGAGCGTTGAGTAGCACGGCAACCAACGGGCCGGTTTGATCGTTGAGACGGAGACTGTCTATGGACAAAGGTGAAGAAATCGAAATCGAAGACGCGGAAATCGTGGAAGAGCCTGAAGAAGATCAGGTTGACGACGACGAAGCAGACGAGATTGAGAGCGAAGACGGTGAAGAAGACGCGTCCGAGGGCGATGATGACAGCGAAGAAGGCGACGAGGAAGAATCCGACGCCATCAATGTTGTTATTGGCGAGCCTGAAGACGAAGATGAAACACCAGTCATTCGCACGTTGCGCAAAAAGATGCGTGACGCAGAGCGCAAGGCAAAGGAACTGGAGAAGAAGCTAGAAGGACAGGCCAGCGAGAAAAAAGCCGCTGAACTTGGGCCGGAGCCAGAAATCCAAGACTTTGACTACGACGACAAGAGATTCAAGGACGCTATTCTTGAATGGAACGACCGCAAACGCGCGATTGAAGCTGAGAAAGAAGCCCAGCGGAAAGAGGCAGAAGCGTTCGAGGCCGAATGGCAGGAGAAACACGCAGCGTATAAGGCGCGGTCCAAGGATATCGGGATTCCCGACTTCGAAGACACCGTTGAAGCGCAAATCAATGATACCCTCTCTGGTACCCAGCGGAGCATTCTGATTGATGTGTGTCGGAACCCTGAGCTTGTCATGCTCGCGCTGTCACAGAACGAAGCCCTCGCCACAAAATTGGCAGGAGAGAAAAACTTCGTCAGGTTTTCAGCAGAAGTTGCCCGCCTAGAGTCCAAAATGAAAGTCACCGGAATGAAACCGACAACAAAACCCGAGAAGCGCCCCGCTGGCACACGTGTCGCCAAGTCGGGCAATTCACAACTGGAAAAACTGCGCGAAGCTGCCCGCAAGACTGGCGACTTCACAGAGGTGAACCGCTATAAGCAGGCCCAGCGCAATAAATAGGACCGAAGAAAATGGCTAATGGTTTTAGCAAGGAAGAAACGGTAGCCTTCGAAAAGGTTATCGAAGGTTTCACCGACACACTGACGATCTCTCGCAATGTGTCAAAGTTTGGCACCGATGGGCAACTGATGGAACGGTCGAATGACACCATCTGGCGTCCAATGCCTTACATCCTGTCTTCGCAGAATCGTACTGTCGGCAGTGCGATCACCGCGCAAGACGTGGTTCAGCTTTCTGTGCCCTCCACTTTGGGGTTCAAGAAGTCTGTGCCTTGGACGATGGACGCTCTTGAACTGCGTGACGCGCTGCAAGAAGGCCGTCTCGGCACCGCAGCGGCCCAACGCCTTGCATCCGACGTGAACACCGCTGTGCGCGATGTTGCGTCTTTGCAAGGTACACTGGTTTCCGCCATCTCTACGGCGGCTGGTGATTATGATGACATCGCGACCTGCGAAAGCATCATGAACGAGCAGGGTGTTATGGATGGAGACCGCTACATGGCGCTGTCCACCCGTGACTACAACGGGATGGCTGGTGATCTGGCTGGTCGTGCGAACATGCAGACAGGCAAGACAGCTACCGCATACGAGCGTTCGTACATCGGCCCTGTGTCTGGGTTCGAAACCTACAAGATGGACACGGGCAAGCGCATCACGGCGGCGGCTGGCGGTGGTTCTATCACCATCGCAACAAACGGCTCACAGGCTGACTTCGTACCTGCGGCAACTGTAGCGACTGTCAACGGCACGAACAACGTTGATAACCGCTATCAGACGGTCACTGTGTCTTCGACAACCAGCGTTGTGGCAGGCGACTGCTTTACCATCGCGAACGTGGAATCTGTCCACCACATCACGAAAGAGCCGACTGGGAACCTCAAGACGTTCCGCGTTATCTCTGTGGACAGCGGCACGACCATGACGATCAGCCCTCCAATCATCGGGGCAACATCGTCTCCAACCGCCGCAGAACTGGCCTACAAGAACTGCGAAGTCACATCGGAATCGGCAACCGCCGCTATCGTGTGGCTGAACACCGTGACAGCATCGGCGAACCCGTTCTGGCACAAGGACAGCATTGAAATCCTGCCGGGCCGCTATGCGGTGCCAACTGGTCAGGGCGTTGATGTGATGCGGTCCACGACCGACCAGGGCCTTGAAGTGGTCATGACCAAGTTCTTCAGCAACTCCACGTTCACCAGCCTCTATACGCTGGATATTCTCTTTGGGGTGGTCAACACCAACCCTGAGATGAACGGTATCTTGCTGTTCGGCCAGACCTAAGCAATCATCGGGGCGGCTTCGGTCGCCCCCTTTTCCTTTTGAGGTATCACCATGAAAACTCTATATCGCATTGAGAACGGCCAACGGGTCACGCTATCCGTGAAGCCAAAGAACGTCGCCAAGAAGCTGGCCAAGGGCTGGCGGGTTGTCGAGGACGCCCCCAAGAAGGGCAAAGCCAAGAAAGCCGCAAAGAGTGAGTGAGGTTGTTCACATCGGCTGCGTCACTCGGCTGGACCTGCAGCCAGACCAGATCCTGGAATCTGCGGTCGGGAAGGTTTCTGATGTTGTCGTGATCGGCTTTGACAATGATGGCGACTTGTACTTCGCATCATCAAAGGCAGATGGTGGCGATGCGCTGTGGCTTCTTGAGTTGGCCAAGCGCAAACTGTTCGAAGCCGCAGAAGAATATGAGGGCTGAATGACATGGGCTGGACCAAGCGCCAAATCCTGAACGATGCGTTTTCCGAGATCGGCATGGCGGGCTATGTGTTCGACCTTGAGCCTGATGACCTGCAGACAGCGCTGAACCGGCTGGACTCTCTCATGTCGCAATGGGAGTCAGACAACATCTACACCGGCTATGCAGTGACGGACGATCCTGCGTCGATCAGCATTGATGGCGATAGCGGCATTCTCAGCCAGTACGTTCTGCCCGTTATTCACAACCTCGCTGTTCAGATCGCGCCGTCGTATGGCAAGCAACCCATGCCCCAGACGATGGCAGCGGCCCGCAAGGGATATGCTGTCGCGCTGCGCACCAAGACGGTGCCAATGAAGTCTGCCAACATCACAGTGACGCCCGCAGGGTCCGGCAACACGCGCCGAATTGACAACTACCTTGATCGATACCTGGAGCCTGACAGCTAATGCAGGTCCCTATCGTCAGCGGGATATATGCCGACCAGACAGCGGACTTTCGCACGTCTTACCCGGTGAACATGATCCCAACACCCAAGCCCACCGGCATCAATGAGGGCTATCTGCGCATGGCGGATGGTATCCTGCAGCATGGTATGGGCGGCGGCATCTGTCGCGGCGGTATCGAGTGGGACCAGATCATTTACCGCGTCCTTGGGTCTGACTTGGTGCGAGAGAACGCAGACGGAAGCGTCACAGTGATTGGGGCAGTTGGCGGCACGGGCACGGTTTCTATGTCCTACTCGTTCGACTATCTCGCTGTTGTGACCGGTGGCAATCTCTGGCTGTACGACAAGACCACGTTGACGCAGGTGACTGACCCCGACCTTGGCACCGTTCTGGACGTTGAGTGGGTAGACGGCTATTTCATGCTGACAGACGGCGAGAACCTGATTGTCACCGAATTGAACGACCCGTTCAGCATCAATCCGCTCAAGTATGGGTCATCAGAGGTTGATCCTGACCCTGTTGTCGCTGTTGTGAAGCTGCGCAATGAGATCCACGCTGTAAACCGGCACACGATTGAAGCGTTTCAAAACCAGGGCGGCGCTGGCTTTCCATTCGCCCGCATCAATGGGGCGCAGATTCACCGTGGAGCGGTTGGAACCCACGCCTGTTCTATGTTCATGGATGCAATCGCGTTCGTCGGTGGTGGCCGGAACGAAGCGCCAGCGGTTTGGATGGGCTCAAACGGGCAAACCAAGAAGATCAGCACAGCAGAGATCGACTTGATCCTGCAGAAATACACCGAAGCGCAACTAGCGGCGTCATTTGTGGAGACAAAGACGGATCGTGGGCATGATACGCTGATTGTGCACCTTCCCAACCACACGATGTGCTTTGATGCCACGGGTTCTGCGGCCGCTGGCGTGCCGATGTGGTACTTTCTCAGCACATCTACCGACACAGAGGGGCAACTTGACGCTCGCCACCTTGTCTGGGCCTATGACCGCTGGAATGTGGGGTCGCCAACCACAAACAAGCTGGGCCACCTGACACG